GAAATCAAAAGGCTTAGGAGACTCAGTAGAAAAATTTACAACTGCGACCGGTATAAAATCACTTACACAGTTTTTATCTAGCAAAGGTGTATTTGGCAAAGGAGGTTGTAATTGTAATAAAAGAAAAGAAGCGCTTAATAAAGCGTTTCCTTATAAAAACAAATAGTATGGTAAACATAGATACAGTATATCAAAGAGTTTTAGCTTTAGCTAATAAAGAACAAAGAGGTTATATAACGCCACAAGAGTTTAATTTGTTTGCTAATCAAGCTCAAATGGAAACGTTTGAACAATATTTTTATGACATAAATCAATTTGGTAGACTACCTGGTAACGATACAGAATATTCTGATATGATTGATATATTAGAAGAAAAAATAGCTCTGTTTAAAAAACAAAAAGTTTTAACAGCTATAAATCCTACAGCTCAAATGTATAATCTACCTGGCGGTTTGTATAGACTAGGTACGCTAAGCTATCAAGGTAAAGAAATTACAGAAGTAGATCCAAAAGAATTATTATATATATCTGCATCGCCACTAGCAAAGCCCACAGCAAAAAGACCTATTTTTACAAGGTACGAAAATTCAGGTGGTACAGATATGATAGAAGTTTTTCCAAAAAACTTACCAAACGCAACTATCGTTGCTACTTATGTAAAAAATCCAGTAGACGTTTATTGGGGCTACAACGTTATTGGTGGTAACGCTTTACATGACCAAACAAACACTCAACACTTTCAATTACATAGATCCGA